AAGGGAAATTGATGGGACGTATTATGCGTTCAATATTTTAATAGATGGGAACAACGCTACAAAACAGCAGATCTGGGAAAAGCACCAATACAATTTGAGGCAAACCGTTAATATTGATCAACATGCATCTATATTTCAGCGCGGTGATACTGCAACAGATAAATTGAGCTGGGAGGGAACCACACTTGTTACAGCTCAAGGCGTTTATGTTGATAACTTCCAGGCTGCAGAAGGCAGTGAATATATATTTACAGATGTTAACGGTGGGAGGCAATCAATACCGCCTACGGTAATATTCTCAGCACCTAATATCATAGATGATAGCCGTATAAGGTTGTATAACGTTACGCAGGCTTCAGAGATTGAGAATACAGTAATTTCTGGTGGATCGGGATATAGCAGAACCTTAACAACCAGTGATTACAATTCTGGTGATACATTAACGTTTTTGGCGACGTATCAAGTGGGTGGTGTTGCAAAGCAGGTATTCAGGGCGTCAACTGTTGTTACTAGCGCAAACGTGACAGCGACAGACAGCCAGGTTGACTGGGATGATCCAGGCCCTAACACTCTGGGCATTGATGGTTCAACGGTTACAGAGTGCATTACAGACTATAGCAACATTGAGGTAGAAATAAGTGATCCAGACGATACAACTCAGAAGCAGAGGATCGCCGCCTTTATCGTTGACGCTATAACAACCGCCGATGGGATACGCAACTGGGTAAGCTTGGACGGTAATGCTGTGATTCGCTACTCTACAAACACCGCGGCGCAAATAGATGTTTCTGTAGCAGCTTTAAATGTTGTTAATACGAAGGCTAGCGGTGAGCTAATAATTCAAGACACTTTTGAATTTGATTGGTCAGATGGTACTGATAGGGTGAGCACTGAAAACGGGCCTAGTACTTTATGGTTAGCTCCTGCTAGGGTATTAACTATTGTTAGTGGTTCTGGTGTTACCGAGCAAGACAAGACGGACATCATTGATGGTGTACATAGTAAAGAGACAGAGAACGGCGAGACCTTTATTGAGACCACTAGGGTAATTAGGTCTGCAACTGCAGGTAAGTCTAGCGTAAGTGGGACAAATTACACGTTTAGGGATGCCGCCGACACAAAAGACAGAATAACGTCTACAGTAGATTCGAATGGTCAGAGAACGAGTGTGACGACAGATGGCACGTGATAAAGATAAAGAGAAAAAAGATAAAGATAAAGATAAAAACAGGAGAAGACCAAGAGGCGTACAAGCTTCAGATAGGGGTGAAGACGACCCAGGCGGTGAATATGTTTCAATACAGGTTAAGGTGAACGGCCAAATTGTTTATATGAGGGACGCCGTTTTAGCAGCTATTAGGCCTAGCGGCCAAAGGCGTTACAAAGTGGATGATTCAGACTATCTTTTGATGCCTAGAAAAGATCTTTCGCAAAACAGAAAAGCATATTTTGTGCAAATGGCTAGAAGACTTTTAAACCCAAGGGGTAAGCGTTGAGCTATTTTAATAACTTTTTTACAAAAAAATATTATACGCCGGATTATTGGGGGCCAAGTACAGGTGATGACCCTGCTGAGTTGTCAAAGCTTTACGGGTGTCTATATCTTGGCCTTTATGCTAATATTTACGTTAAACCAGCCTTTTAAACAGGTATTAAAGTATGAATTTTGAACTAAAACCAGAGGACGAATATAGTCAAGAGTTCTCTTTTAAAGGCGATTGCTATATCTCTATAGTTGGGGATGGCATTGTTACGATTGAGCGTCGTGTGGGCAAGATTTTTGTACCCATGACACTGCAAGATGGGACGGAAATGACTTTTGCAGGGGAGGGCGTTATTTTTAACAGCTCAATCTCTGCAAATAAAGAGTTTAAACACCGACTCAAGGTTGCTACTTCTAGCGGCTTAATGGTTGATATTGTTAAGGAGCGCTAGGTATGGGACTTTTAAATAAAAAAAGCTCTATTGATCCTAAAGAAATTGCCAAGCAAGCGGCTGAACTACGCGCTCAAAGCGAGCGATTAGAGAAAGCAACCGAGGAATTCATGAAAGGCCGCTCAATCAAGAGGGCTGAGCAAGAAATTGCAAATGAATTAGAGGCTGTTAATCAAGTTCGTGAATCATTAAAGAATGATGCGGACAAGATTAAGCTTGAGGCTGCTGAGGAGTTAGACAAGGCTAAGCGCACAGTTTCAGGTGCTGAAGATAAGCTGAAAGTATTAGATCAGCGCGAAGTAGACTTGAATGATAGAGAAAAGGCCTTATCTGAAGAGGAAGAGGCTTTAAAAGCGTTTAAGGTTACAGCGTCACAATCTTTGAAGTCTGCAAAAGAGATGGAGAAGAAATATAGTGATAAGCTGAAAGAAATCACTAGAACTTTGCAGGCTTTAATTAATGGCTAACTCGCCAGTTAATCGTAAGGTATCAACCACTCAACTAATTAACGATACAACCGTACAAGCGGCAGTGTCTACTAATTCAGTTAAGTTTGATGTTTTACGTGAGCAGGTGGCAGTATTGCGAAGTACGAACCTGGACGGGTCTGCCGTAATATCTTTGTATTATGACGCACCAGACGGATCGGTTGATAACCCAGCTACAGACGATAACGGAGCAGCAGTGACGCTTACGCCAACTAATCCAGAGCGTATTATTAACGTTCCAGGTACATACAGAACAGCGGTAACCACAGCGGCAACCACTCAAGGCATAGTATTTATACAAGCATGACAATTACAGTTAAGTTAGGCACAGATAGACGACGATGGTTTGATGGAATCCAATTTACAATGGATAAGTCAGACATTCGCACATTAACGCTAGATTATTCAGGGGAGTTAGGTACTGATACCGTTTCAAGTGTAAGTACCTCTGATGAGAATCTAACAGCAGGTACGCCAGCTATATCTAGTAACGTTGTGACAATAAGTATAAGCGCAGTACAAGAGGGTTCGGTAGCCTATACAGACGTAACTATGACAACTACGGCAGGTGATGTAATTAGTACTAAAGTACGTATAAAAGGGGTTGATAGATAATGATATATCTTCTGTATGGTTTTTATGACGGGGTAATATACGAAGAGGATTTGTTGGGCGTGTTCTCTAGTGAAGAAAAGGGTTTAGAGGCATCAAAGATCCATAAGGCGGAGCGTGAAAATATAGAGTTTGGTTCGAAATACGACGGGTATAAAGTAAAGCAAGCACCTTTGGGTGAGTTGATAGGGGATAAGTAATGCCAGGCGGACACCCAACAACATATACAGAAAAACATAATGAGCAGGCAAAGGAATACATAGAGTATACGAGCGATGCCATTCCGTCTATTGCTGGTTTAGCACTCTTTTTGGGCGTGGATCGATCAACTGTGTACAAATGGCGTAATGAAAACCCAGAGTTCTCCCACACGTTAGCTTGTTTATTGCTCAAACAGGAGCAGACAGCGCTTAATAAAGGGTTAACCGGAGACTTTACACCAGCTATCACAAAGCTAGTTTTGGCTAATCACGGGTACTCTGATCGCATAGAGCAAAATACCACTGCAGTAGTTAAAGTAACTGGCGAAATGTCAGACGAAGAGCTTGAACGAATAGCCAATGGCAACTAAGCAGGAAGCAGCAAAGGAATTATTAGCACGTCGCAAGGGCAGAAAGGGTTTTGCTGACTTTTGCCGTTATACCACTCCAGAAGAGCCGCCAGCAGAACACCATGAGCTTATATGTGATATAGGCGATCGAATCATTAACGGTACGTGCAAGCGTGCTATGTTCTTTATGCCTCCAGGTTCAGCCAAGTCTACTTATGCAACTGTTAGATTTCCTGCTTACTTCTTAGGAAGGATGGGAAAGAAAGGTGTTATATGTGCCTCATACAATGACACGCTAGCAACTCAGTTCGGGCGCAAGACTCGAAACCTAATAAGACAAAAAGAGACACAAACTCTATTCCCTGGATTACAACTCAAGGTAGATTCTCAAGCTAAAGGTGAGTGGGAGACAGAAGACGGTGGTTTCTATTTCTCTGTAGGTATAGGTGGGGGTGTAACTGGTCGTCGTGGTGATCTAGGTATTATCGATGATCCTATTAGGGGTCGAAAAGATGCTGATAGTGAACTGATCCGCGAAAATGGGTGGAACTGGTATCTAGAGGACTTTAGAACACGTCTTAAGCCTGAAGCGGCTGTATTGATCATAATGACTCGATGGCATGAGGATGATTTAGCGGGCCGCATACTTCCTGATGATTGGGACGGCCAAAGCGGCAAGGTTATAGCTAAAGATGGCGAGGAATGGGAGGTTGTTTGTTTACCTGCTCAAGCTAAAGAAAACGACATATTAGGACGTAAGCCTGGTGAATGGTTGTGGACTGACTGGTTTACTCCTGATTGGTGGCTGCAGACTAAAGCCACAGTTACACAGCATGGCTTTAGGCCGTGGAATTCCCTGTACATGCAAACCCCAGCAGATGACGAAGGTGCATTCTTCAAGCGTGAGTGGTTTAAGCGTTTTGAGTTAGGCAAAGAGCCTGCTACATCAAACTATCAATCAACTGACTTTGCAACCCGTGATGGTGAAGGTGACTTTACTGAGTTGGGTGTATTTGGCATGTGCTCAAAAGGTGAGTTATGGGCAAAAGATTGGTGGTATGGACAAGAAACAACCGACGTATGGATAGATGCACAGCTAACACAGTATAATAAGTATGATTGTTATGCGGCATTTGGTGAGACGGGGCAGATACGAAGAGCTATTGAGCCATTCCAAGAGATGCGAAGCAAGCAGCGCGCCATATATCCTCGCTTAGAGTGGTTGGTTAGGTCTGGCGATAAAGCTTCTATAGCAAGGGCGTTCCAAGGTATGGCTAGCATGGGTTTAGTCCATATACCTTACACTGAATGGGGTGATAGGCTAATTAACCAGTTATGTAAGTTTCCAACCGGAAAATATGATGACGCGGTTGATGTATGCGCATTAATGGCACTGGCTATACAGTCGGCTCATCCAGCTATAATTGAACATAAGAATGAAGACCAGCCAGTTAGAGACGCTTATAGCTGGTACGACGAAGACGAAGGCGAATCATGGCGAGCATAGATAAGATTAAAAAGCATTTTGAAGACTTTGTGGACGCAACAGAGGACGCTAGATCTGCAGCGGAAAAGCGCAGAGACTACCGAGATCTCAAACAGTGGACAGGCGAAGAGAAGCAGAAGCTTAGCGCTAGAGATCAAGCGGCTATTGTATTTGATCAGTTTAGCAAGAAGGTTGACGCTATTACAGGTCTTGAGGTTCAGCGCAGAACCGACCCCAAAGCTTTGCCAGTTCACCCTAAAGACGAAAAGGCGGCCGAGGTTATTACTGACGGCTTACGGTTTGTTGAGTCAAAATCATTTCTTGATGAGTCTGCTACTGATGTATTCGAGGATAAACTTGTAGAGGGTTACGGTGGCGTAATAACTGAGGTAGAGCGCAAAGGTGAAGAGTTTGTCATTAGCCCTAAGCGCATACCATGGGATCGAATATATTTTGACCCACATTCAAGAGAAAAAGACTTTAGTGATTCATCCTACTTCGGTATTACGTTATGGATGGATCTAGAGGATGCCATAGCTCTCAATGAGGAAAAGCGCGATGAGATAGAAAGCGCATTTCATGAGGCTGAATTCTCTGATGAGACTTTTGAGGATAGGCCTAAGTACTGGATAAACACAGAGCGTAAACGAATTCGAGTGAATCAGGAGTTCTATTTACACAAAGGCGTTTGGCATGAGGTGTTCTACTCGGGTGATATCGAGGTGATTGAGTCCAAGCCCTCACCGTATGAAGACGAAGACGGCGAGCCGATGTGCCCTATTGAGCTTGAATGTGACTTTGTTGACCGTGAGAACGCTCGCTGGGGGTATATGGAGCGTTTGATTGATGTTCAGGATGAGATAAACCACCGCCGGTCTAAAGGGCTTTACATGCTCTCAAGTAAGACGGTTATAGCTGATCGTGGGGCGTTTGGCAGTACCCCAATCGAAAAGGTCTTACAGCAGTTTAGAAAAGGCTTCACATTCATTGAGAAGCTTAAGGGCACAGAGGTTGAGATAGACAACCAGCAAGACCTAGGGCAAAGCCAGCTAGCATTTTATCAAGACGCTCAGAATGCTATGGATTCCGTAGGTATTAACCCAGAGTTATCAGGCTCAACTGATACCGCTATTAGTGGACGTGCATTTATTGCAAGACAGCAGGGCGGCATGGTTGAGCTTGCCCGTATTTTCTCTAATCATTCAGCCTGGAAGCGTAGAGTATACAGACAGATATGGTTAAGAATGCGCCAGTTCTGGACTGAAGAAAAATGGGTAAGGGTTACGGATAATGAAAACGCATTGCGGTTCGTAGGCATTAATGTACCTATTACCATGGTGGAGAAGCAGCTAGAAGAATCTGCAGGTATGGACATTAATAAGATTCGAGAGCGCAATCCTGATGCCGTAGACGCATTCATTAAACAAGAGATACAAGCCAACCCAGCACTAGGACAAGTAGTTGAAAAGCGCAACGATGTTAAGCAGCTTGAGATGGATATTATTTTAGAAGAAGTGCCAGACACAGCAATCATCCAGCAGGAGCAATTTGAGATGCTGGCTAATTTGGCGGGTACTCGTGGCGATCCGCAAATGTTTGAGGCATTGCTTTCCTTGTCTAATATGCCAAACAAAGACGCCGTTTTAGAGAAGTTCAAACCAGATGAGCAGGCGCAACAACAGCAGGCACAGGCTCAGCAGCAGGTTATGGAGATGGAAACAGCAGATAAAATGGCAGATATAGCCAAGAAGCAGGCGGAAGCACAGAAGACAGTAGCAGAGATACCGTTAGTGGAGGCTCAAACAAAAGACGAATTGGCCTCTGCAGTGGAGAGAGTTGGAAAAACAAGCACAATGGGTTTACAATAAGCAATAGGTGAAATATGGCAAAGTTTAGGTATATTGGCGAAAATATGGTTATTTACACCATGGACGGGGAGCGTAAAGAGCTTCCAGTTAACGCTTACTTGGGGAACAAGCTTAAAAAGGGTGACACCATAGAGTTTGATGGGTGGATTGCTGAAAAAGCTAGAAAAAACCCCAGCTATGAAGAAGTAAAAGAAAAGAAGCGCGGGCCAAAACCAAAAAAAGAAGTAGTTCAAGAAGAGTCACAAGCTTAACTTGTGGGCGACGACGGTCTGCGGTCGATTAACGGGACGACGCCATAACGGTCGAAGGTGAAATGTTTAATGAGTGATATTGCTGCTGTATTTGATGATGAGGTTGTAGAGGAAGTAACTGAAGAGGTAAGCCAAGCCGAAGAGGTTAACGAGCCTGCAAAAGAATCTGAAAAGGTCGAAGAGGCACCAGAGGTAGAATCGAAAGACGAGCCGAAGGAGCCAGAGAAAGCGGAGACGACATCCGAAGAAGAAGCGGAAAAAGAAAATTGGACATTTCAAGCGGTGAAAGATGAGCGCCGTAAACGTCAAGAGTTGGAGAAGCAATTAGAAGAGCTAAAGGCAGGCCAAAATAATCCTGAGCCTAAAGAGCTACCAGACATTTTTGAAAATCAAGAGGGTTTTGTTAATGACCTTCGAGAACAAATGCGGGTAGAAACTAGACAGCAGATTATTCAAAACCAACGGGATATGATGATCGAATTCAAGAGCGACTACGAAGAAAAAGAAGCCGCTTTTATTGAGTTCGGGAAAAATAACCCAACGCTTTTAGCAGAAGCTAATACGGCTGCTAATCCTGCTAAATTCGCTTATGAGCAAGGCACTAAAATCCTTGAGTATAAGCAGATGCAAGACGTTGACGGGATGAAAGCAAAGCTTAGGGCAGAGATCGAAGCGGAAGTGCGATCAGAGCTTGAAAGCAAGCAATCATCTATCGATAAGAAAGCGCAGAACCTATCACCATCTTTGGCAGGAGCTAGGGGAACGGTAGAGACTGAAGAGTCTGTTCCAGAAAACCCAGGCGATTTATTTTAATTTTAAAAGGTAAATTATTATGGCTAACTCTACGATTAGCACCGATAACAAAACGACCCGGTTCCAAACCAAGGTTCGTAAAGAGTATGTTCGAGAAGGTCGTTTCGGCCCATATATTGGCGCTGATGAAAATGCGATCATTCAAACGAACAAAAACTTAAAGAAAGTATCAATCCCACTTGTAGGCAAGCTCAGCGGCGCTGGTGTAAATGGCTCATCTACCCTAACAGGGAATGAGGAAGCACTAAGCAACTACGCTGCTACCGGACAGCCAACATACTGGCGTAACGGTGTCTTGATTGATAACGAAGAGCGCGAGCTTTCAGAATTCGATCTATTCAGTGAAGCACGTCCTTCACTAATGAATTGGACTATGGAGAAGAAGCGCGACCAGATCATTCAGGCAATGGGGGCGGTCGAAGCTGGCGGCACTTACTACAACTACGGCGGCGCTGAAGGTGCTTTTGGTTCAACTGCTGCTTCTGCTGCAAATATGGACACGTGGAACACTAACAACGGTGATCGAATTCTATACGGTGCTGCTAAAGCAAACCGCACGGCAGGTGATCACACGGCGTCTCTAGCAACTATCGATACTACAAATGATAAGCTAGACGCTGATATGGTTTCTTTGCTTAAGCGTATGGCTAAGAATGCAGCGCCTCTTATCCGTCCTGTAATGGTTAAGAACGACGAGCCAATGTTCGTTTTCTTTGTTGGTTCTTACGCTTTCCGTGATTTGCGTGCTGATCTTGATTCGCGTCAACAAAACGCATTACCACGAAACAAAGACGAAAACCCAATTTGGACTGGTGGCGATTTATACTATGATGGCGTAATCATCAAAGAAGTACCTGAAATTGATTCAGTATTTATTGATGGCGACGGTACTGGTAGCCCATTCGATGGTGTTTGGGGTGCTAACGCTACTGGTGATGGTCTTAATGATGCCGGTGATACAGCAAGCCGCGTAGGTGTTGGCTTCTTCTGTGGCGCTCAGGCTGTAGGTATGCATATCGGTCGTATGGCTTCATTTAAGCGCCGTAAAGAAGATGATTACGATCATTTGTCGGGTGTTGGTGTTACTATGAAGCACGACATCAAAAAAATCTTCTACAACAACAAGCAGCACGGCATGATTACTTCATTCCATTCTGCAGCAGCAGACAGCTAAACCTTCGGGTGCTAAATGCATCCCCTGTTGTACTTGGGGGCTTAGGCCCCCTTTTTTATAGGTGATATATGCCAAAAACAAAAGCAGAGTGCAGGAATAGAGCTTTACGCAAGCTGGGTAAGCTGGCTATAGGTCAAACTGCAGAATCACAGCTAGCCGCAGATATGGATGATGCCTATGATCAAACCTACGCCAGACTGGCTGAAATGGGTTTAGTTACTTGGGGTCCAGCGGATTCAGTGCCCGATGAGTTTGTTGAGGATGTGGTTTCCATAATGGCTTTTGAAAGATCCGAAGGAATACCAGACGGCAGGTATGCACGATTGAGGGATGACGCTAGCAGAGCTTTGGTTGGTATATCGGCTTATATTTCGGGTACGTACGAATGCCCGCGTGATGTAGAGGACTTCTAGTGCCTAACGTACCTATCCCATTAGTCGGCCCAACGTACACAAGTAGATCGCTTGAAGTAGCTTCTCAGGTCACTAAGAATTTTTATATTGAAGTAAATAACACCTCCCCAGACAATCAAACTATTGCAGCATTCCAACCTTTTCCAGGGTTAAAGCCATGGGCAACAACCACCGGTATTGATCGGGGTATGGGTGTGTACAAAAATGAACTCTACAAGGTATCCGGCCAGAGTTTGTACAAGGTTGATAGTCTAGGCGTTGAAACCCTAATTGATACTATAAACGGCTATGAGCGGTGTGTTTTAACAGAAGATAATAACAATCTCATAATAACAACCAAGACAACCAAGCCTTATATATATGATGGCGCAGCAGTAACACTTGGCACTGACCCTGATTTATATACATCTAACACAGTAACTTATATTAAGAATCGCGTAGTTTATGATGGTAATAATGGAGATGTTATTTTTGCTGATCTAGGATCGCCAATAACTGTTAATAGCGTAAATGTAACGAGTGCCGATAATAAACCTGATGATTCCTTAGCGGTTTACGCCTTTAAGGATCAGCTTTTTGTTTTTAGTAGTGAATCAATCACCCCGTATTATGCGTCAGGTGTAGGAAACCCCCCGTACGATATAATTCAAAATTCAGTTCAAGAGATAGGTTTGGGCGCTGTTAATTCGATTAGCTCAAACAATAATTTTATGTATTTCTTGGGCAGTGACCTACAGCCGTATAGGTTAGCAGGTTTACAACCTCAACCTATTGGTAACCCGTCTATTGGTAGGGCTATCGATGGATATTCAACTACAGCAAATGCCGTAGGTCATTGCTTTACATTTAATAATCAGAATTTCTACCTATTAAACTTTCCTGATCATGAAACATGGCTTTTTAGTGAGGGCGCAGGATGGACAAATTTATCTTATGGTGAGAATAGCCCTCATTTATTCGGCTCTTATGCTTATTGCTATGGCCGCCATCTCGTGGGTGACAGACGAAACGGAAACATATACGAACTCGACTTTGACACCTACACAGACAACGGCGACACAATATTTAGACAGAGAGACACAGCAAAAGTAAGTGGTAAGTCTTTCGGTGTGCCAGGTAAAGAAATATTCATGGAGCGCCTAGAGATTGTTGTAGAGCGTGGGGTGGGTATTTTAAGTGGGCAAGGCTCAGACCCTCAAATAATGATGAGCTACAGCGATGATGGTGGCAATAGCTGGTCGGCTGAGCGATGGGCTGATATGGGCGAACAAGGCAAGTACGGCTCGATGATACCGCTGGCTTGGAATGATTTAGGCTCGTTCTATGAGCGCATGTTTAGGTTTAAGGTAACAGACCCGGTAAAAGTTGTATTAATTAGCGCCAATGCGGACATCGAGGTTGGGCAATGAGTACAAAGGTAGACCCGTACGTCATACAGCCACCCTTAAGGATTTCAAATCCAGACGGAACGCTAACCGCTGAATTTGCCGCATGGTTTCAGTATGACAACCGTTGGAAGCATGACATGTGGGTTCGTACTGGTGCCGGTGATGATGCTATTGATGGGGGTTTAAATGGTGACGTTTATGGGCCTGGAATACAGACTGATGATGTAGATACTGACAGCTCTGATGATTTCGGTTCTCAAGCTATTATTGATAGCCTTGCTGAGAGAGTGGAGGAGCTAGAAGCGTCCATTCAAAGGCAAAATATAATAATATCTGAGCTAGTAGAGTCAAATAGTTACTTTAGTGCGGAAGATGATTTTTTTGATTTTGATATCTCATCAAGCGCTGACACCTCCGAAGGTGGCGGGCAGACTCTAATCTTTGAGGCCACCGGAACTAGCTTTGACACCACAGAGCCATCTATTATTATTTGCAACAATTCATCGCCGCTAACTATAAATCTTAACCAATTCCCAGGAGATGGCGAAAAGGTTACGGTGATCAGGCGCAATGCGTTGGTGACGATATCAGGCCAAATTAACGGCGGTACATCGACTATTTTACCGTCAAAAAATGATATACTTGATTTGTATTACACTTTAGCGGCTGGGGAGTGGTCTGCGTGAGCAGGATTGGAACTACTGATTTTTTAATACAGGTTGGCTTAGGTCTTGTTGATGGCTACAGCCAAGCCGCGCTAGTCTGCAGAAATACAAATGCAGACAATACCCAATTTACGGATATTTGGAGCGGTGGGGGTAATATGACTCTTGCAACTTCTTCTGAGTCTTGGGAAATAGTAAGTGATGATGCAAATGATACTAGCGGGGGCACTGGGGCTAGAACCGTTTTAGTCTCTTCCCTTGATTCGGATTACAATATACAGACGCCGCAAACCGTAACATTAAACGGAACTACGCCGGTAGCCCTTACGGGTACGCATTTTCGCCCTCACAACCTTTCTTCAACCTCTACATTATTTTGTGTATCCGCTGGATCAAACGGCACTAATGCAGGAAAAATAACATTAAGAGTTGCGGGAGGTGGCGACACTAGGGCCGTTATAATGCCGGGAGTTGGCAAAAATGAGGATGGTCAAGTTTCTGTGCCTGCAGGTAAAACTATAATGGGATTGCAGGTTATACGGAATTTACCAATTAACCAGTCGGCCGACTTTTTCGTTAGTATAAAGCCATTTGGGACTGACACAGCCCGAGTATCTAGCGGTGAATTAAGTTCTTATCAAAATGAGACTGATTTGGTTTTTCAAGCAAAATTCGTAACAAATGAGAAAACAGACTTTTCTTGGAAGGCTCGACCAACAAACAACGGATCATCTTTGGCCGTTATACAAGAATTCCTGATTGTGGATAATTAAAAATGGCTAAGCTGATAGGAAAAAATAGAAACACTACAGACGAAACCGTTACTAACACATATACAATAAATAGCAATAACCCGGTAAATATTGCAGTTCCGAATCCAGACAGGCTTGAGTTAAGAGTCTGGCTTGACGGTGGAACAACTAATGTAAATGTCTTTATTCGAGAATATGAAGCATCCGTTGACTCAAATAAGGCGGGCGGGGTTATATCGAGACGAACTAGAAACAATGATGCTATTTTTTATCCGTTATGGGAAATGTCATCCAATGACGTAATACATACTGGGTATGTTTCGGCGATAACTGATACCGGAAGCGTAGACGTTCACGTGGTAGAGAAATAATGGTTACTAACACTAGCAGCATTAATTCCAATTCAGCGTTAGAAGTTGGCTCGGCTTTGTCTCTTACTGATGAAACTATTGTCACACTCTACATTTTGCCGACTAGCGGAGACCACAACAACCACCAGATGGGCATTCAGATAAGCCCTGATAATGGCGTTAACTGGATTGATTACGGTCATTTAGTGGTCGGTGAATCCGCGCTTACTGAGATTTTTTCAGCAACGCAAGTAAGGGCCAAAGTTTACGTCCCCGAAGGCGCAGACAGTACTTTAACCGCTATACTTGTAGCTAAATAGAGACCTTTAAAAATGGCTAGAGATCCGAAAAACTTTAAAAACACAACACAGTTAAGCAGCACGCCAGCTGATATTATCGATTCGGTTGAAATAAACACTAAATCGATAATAAGAAAGCTAAGCTTTTATAACTCAGGCACAAGTAGTCGCTCTGTTACTGTTTATATTTTAGCTTCTGGCGGGACAGCCGGAGATACAAATACCTTAGCAGTTAAGTCTATAGCCCCAAAGAAAACCTGGAATGTTATAGAAGCGCAAGGCGAGGTTTTAGAAGAGGGCATGAAGCTTCAAGCTGACCAGGACGCAGGAACGGATATAAATGCGAATTGTTCTGGAACTAATGTCACTTAGGGCTATTTATGAAATTTGTTTTTGAATGGTTTGATACCTCCTCATACACTCAAAGAAGTAAGGTTTTCGAGGGTGAAAAGCGGGACTGTGTACGCAGGTTTAAAGAGCAGAACCCAAGTGTAAATATTAATAGAGTTTCGATATCTGAGGTTTCGTAATGGGGTTTATTACAGATGTTTTAGAAAGCACCTTTGTTGGTGACGCTTTAACCGCTGGAAAAGAAGAGAAAGAGGCGGCTAGAGCGCAGCAGCAGGGTATGCAGGCTGCTATCGAGGAGCAGAGGGCGGGCCGTGAGTCTTTCGAGCAAAGAACACAGCCTTTTGTGGATATTGGTCTAACTGCCGCCAATCCACTTATGCAGCTATTGGGTATTGGTGGGCCTACTCAAGCTGGGCAGCAAATTGCTCAGCCTGCGCAGCCGTTTACGCCGCAACAGTTGCCAGCCACTCCAGAAATGATTGAGTTGCAAAACCAGATAGCGGGCCTTGATACTCAAATAGCTCAATCCCAAGCAACACAGAATGCTTTTGACACTGGGCAAGTCCCAGGCGTACCCGCTAATATTGCTGGACATATGGCTAGGGCCGGTCTTAGCCAAGAGGATATAGCGGCAAACCTAGCAAACATCAATCAGACACCGGTAGCGTCAGATCTTGCAGCGCAAAGGCAGCAATTAAAAGACCAGCTATCAGCTATGCAGTCTGCAAATGTAACCCAACCTACTGCAGTTACCCCTACTGTAGGCACCCCCGCGGCTAGTGTTGGCCAGGATCAACTTTTAGAACAAATAAACCCTTTAGTATCCTTTTTAAGGCAGGAGGGTTTTGAGGATATCCAAGAGTCAGCAGCAGCAAGAGGGCGACTAGGTGCTGGTGGAACACTACAAGACCTAACAAGGTTCAACACGCAGTTAACATCTACAATTGTGCCTCAGCTTCAAAATCAGAGATTCAACCAGTTATTTAATCTTTTGGGGTTGGGTCAAAGCTCAGCGGTTGGGCAAGGCCAGGCCGCACTGCAAACCGCTGGAAATATAGGCAATCTTCAATCAGGTATTGGCCAGTCTAGAGCCTCTGGCATATTGGGTGCAGAAGCTGCAAGAGATCAAACTAGGTCTGATATAGCCGGCTTCCTTGGCGGGTTTCAGGGTGGGGCGTTTAGCCCTCCACCGCAACAGTTTGGAGGTATTTAATTATGAGTAACCCACTGCAATCGTTCTTATCGGCAAAGCAGGCCGGTATAAGCATGCAAAACCAACAATTGAATAGAGATATAGCTCTAGAGAGACAGCGGCAAGATAGATCCTTGAAAGGCGCTCAGCTAATGGATAAGAGTATTGATTTTATTATGAAGTCAACAAATAATCCTGCGGCTAGAAGACAGTTATTTTTTAATCCTCAGTTAGAGCAGGTTAGGCAGTCTTTCGGGATTAAAGTCCCACAAATGGCAACTGATAATGATTTTACTGACCAGTCATTAATGCAGCTCAAGTCTGGCTTAGGTCAATCGATGCAGCAGATGACTAGCGGTCAAAGAGAGTTTGAACACTTAGCTAAGGTTGGAGGCTTTACGCCTGAGCAAAGACAGCAAGCGGCTAGAGTTGCTGCAGGAATTGAGGCCAGCCCATTGGCTTTGACTCCTGAGATGGTCGCAGAAAGAGAGCGTCAAAAACTAGAAGCTCAAAAAGGATTAAAAGCTGATGTGGCTGGTGAGGTTGAGCTTGCTAAGGGTCAAGCTAAGGAAGATGTGAAAAAGCAGGTTAAGCAAGAAAAGGATAAAACCACTTACAAGGTGTTTACAACAGCCCTTGATGGATTATCACAAGCTTTGGGCGCTACTTCTTTAACTGGGCCACTACTTGGGAGGCTTCCGGCGGCTACAACTTCAGCTCAAATTGCAGAAGGCGCTAAAGCGATTATGCTTCCAACCCTAAAAAATATATTTAGGGAAGCTGGCGAGGGCACGTTTACTGATGCTGATCAAAGGGCTTTAGAGCAGTTGCTTCCTAGGCGAGGCCAAACAAAAGCGGCTCAAGTTGCACAAATTGAAGCTATAGAGAAAATAGTTAAAGCTAAGCTAAACATTCCTGAAGCTAAAGAGGGTGGCCAAATGATGATTGACGCTAACGGGAATAGAGCGATAGTCTATCCCGACGGCTCTTACGAAGAGGTTCAGTAATGCCTTTTGATTTATCAACAGCAAAACCCTCTAGTGGAGGTTTTGATATATCTTCAGCGAAACTTATTGAAGATACTCAAGCGCCAAAACCTACAGACTTAAGCGGCATAAGTGAAAATGCAGTCTCGTTTCTTCAAGGGGCTAGAAGTGATGTCCCATTTGCTCAAAGAGTTGAAGCATACAAAGCTAATATAGCCCAAGGCATGCCAGAAAAGGCTGCTTTAGAGTCTGCTGCTTTCGGCTCTCAAGGGTTAGGTGAAACCATTAGCGAGGGTTTAGAGTTTGCAAAAGGCATTCCCGGCCTTATACCCGCGGCAGCTAGTAGCGCAGTTCTTGAGCCTGTAGCGGGTATAGCGGGCATAGCTCAAGCTGTTAACCCATTCGCCGAAGAGGGCGCAGGCGCTAGAGCTGTTGAGGCGGTTAGAGGCTTAGCTATTGACCCTATAGGCGAGGCAGCACAAAAGACAGGGCAAACTATAGCCCAAGCATTTGAGCCTGTTGGTGAGGTATTAAAGGCACCAGCAGAGGCAACCCTAGAAGCTACAGGAAGCCCAGCGGCGGCGGCAGCAGTTGAAACGGCTACGGTAGCAGTGCCAGAACTAATAACGGCTAGACTAGTGCTAAAGGGTGCAAAGAAAGCTGGTAAAGGCGTTGAATCTAAGATTGAAAAAGTTAGAGCTAAAAGATTAGAGAAGGTTCAATCTGTTTTAGATAACCCCCAAAGCGCTAAGAATGTAGAGTTTAGAATTGTTTCGGGTAGGCGTAGACCGGATAAACTTGCTAAGCAGGCCCTTAAGCAAGGCTTTAATGCGTCTACTGTTGCTTTTGCTAAAAGTGCAGACAAGGTAGATAAAGCTAAATTTAGTGAAATGCTAGATATTAAAGAGCGCGCGCTATCGGATTTAAAATTTGCATCAACAAATAGACCGTCCGATGTTGTTGGTAGATCAATATCTGATCGAGTTAAGCACTTATTGACAGTGAATAAAAGCGCAGGCCAACAAATAGACAAGGTTGCATCAACTCTAGAGGGTCGTAGCGTTAACCTGAAAAATGCCAAAGATAGCTTTATTCAAAAACTTCAAAAGGAAGGCGTTACCGTTTCAGAGGATGGCGGGGTATTGCGGGCTAATTTTGATGGATCTAGCTTTTCAGGGTTGGATGCGCCACAAAATGCCATCAACCAAATGCTAGACCGCCTTAACTCTTTGGGTGAAAGCTCAGACGCACTACAGGCGCATAGGGCTAAAAGGTTTATCGATGAAAATATTACGCTTGGCGGCAAAGCTGGCGAGGGCTTAAAGGGTAGATCGCAAAACATTATTCTAGATCTTAGAAAAAATATAGACGATACGCTAGATAGTGAATTCAGAAATTACAAGCGGGTAAATGATGCATATTCAAAAACTATCAATGCCTTAGATGATTTCCAGAAGGCGGCGGGGACAAAAATAGAGCTAGAAGGTGAAAACCTAGATAAGGCAGCCGGCACGACATCAAGGCGATTACTTAGCAATGTCCAATCGAGGGTTAATTTGTCCGATGCACTAGAAAAGCTTGAGGAAGTAGTTTCCTCTACCGGTGGAAAGTTTAAGGATGATATTGTATCTCAAGCTATGTTTGCCGACATACTAGATAGTGCTTTTGGCACTTCGGCGCAAAGAAGCTTATCAGGAGAAGTTGGAAAAGCTGTAACAGGCCCGCAAGTAACTAGAGCGGTTGAGGCCCCGGTATCAGCTACACTTGAAAGCGTTTTTGGCAAAATTTCAGAGATTAGAGGCATAAATCAAGATAAAGCTTTTAAATCAATGAAGGCTTTACTATCTCGATAGTGCAAGAATAACACCAACTAAAGCGGCAACGCCAAAAACAGCTAAGCCCAAAGTTGGGGATATTGCAAAAATAATTAATATTAGTATCAGTTCCATAGATACATTATAGAGGAATAACTATGGCTTGGGCAGTAATGGCAGATGTTATGCAGTGGGTTGATGGCAACGGCGACCCAGCTAGCGGTTATATAATAAAGGCTTATGAGCCTGGAACCACCACACCTATTAGTATTGCAACCGACAGAAACGGTGGAGGCCTACAGGCCTCAGTAACTCTAAATGCTGAGGGTAAGCCTGAAGTATCTGGAAATGAACAGACTTTATACATAGATCGTAATTATAAGTGGGCGATCTTTAGAAATGCGTCTGACGCCTCATCAAATTCAAACCCTTTTGCGGGGTTTTATGATAACGTTCCAGCTAATATATCCCCATTTACGATAACTAAAACATCAAGCGATACAAGTTACACTATAACCTCAGCGGACATAGGCCACGAAACAAAGTTAACAGCAACATCAAGCGTAACTTTAAACCTAAACTCTGTAGCGGGATGGAATAAAGACGACGAGGCTATATTCTATCTGCCATCGGCTACCGGTGTTGACGCTACTATAGCTGGCTCCATAACAGTTAATGATAAAAGGGTTTTACCGCCAGGTTATAAAATGTGCATTAAATACGAAGGTTCAAACATATTTAACTATACCGGGCCTTAAAATGATTTTTACACCCATATATAATCAAGCGTCATCATTTATTAGTGGCGCTTATACTATTGTTTTAAACCAATTTGATGGAGATAATAGCGATCCGATTCCATTAACTGATGATGTTGGAATGACTTGGCGCACTGCATTAGGAAGTCCGATTTTAACCACATCAAGCCCTAATAGTGGAACCTCCTCACTTACAAAAGGAACTTCTGACCAAGTTATTATAACAACTGACGACCCGGAAAGCGCCAGCACATACAGATCAGATTTAGATATTACTGAGAGCAAGGATTTTTGCATTGAATGTTTTATTAATTTGTCAAATATTAATGCGACATCATCTTTTGTCAACTTCAGGCTAGAGAATGACGCAGGGGAAGGTATAAGGATTATTAATACTATATCGTCCATAGGAACTTCTAAAATATCGCTATTTTGGGCCACAGTATCCGGCAATAATGCAAACCCTACTGTGGAGCCAGACATTGCGACTGGAGACTGGGGGCATATTGCTGTTTGCCGTGAAGGATCTAATATAAAATATTATTTTAATGGGATATTAAGAGACACCCTACCAATAACTTTTGAACCTGATCAGGCAAATAAAAAATACATGCTATCGATAGTGCTCCCAAGCCAAGTTGACGCATTGACAGGCATCAAAATAGACTCGTTAAGGGTTGTTATCGGTAAGCCTGTATACACTTCAAACTTCACACCACCTGAAGGCCCGTTAACTAGATTTATAAATCTATAAAAGGGGCAATTAAGCCCCTATCTACCATCCCTTATACGCTCACAAACACGACAGACTTTTGAAAGACAAGTTTTTCCGCGAGAGGTTCTCGGGCTAAAAAACTCAGTATCCCAAGGAAGCCAATCATCACACCGCTTGCACTTGTATTCCCTTCCATGCGGCTCATCCCTATGCCTGCCCTCGTTAAAGAGTTTTGTTAAGGCTTTAGGCCCCATTACAACCGAATACGGCGCTTTATCTTCTGAGTAGCTAGCCCACATATTATCCCCTATAGGGCCGAAGCCCTTTTAATTAGAATGTTTATTTATGCCCTGTTGTGTCATTCAGAACGGTATATCATCATCAAAGTTATCCATCCCAACACCCATTGCATTAGCTTGTGCTTGGGCTGGAATTTGAACTGCTTGAGCTTGACGCATTTGTGCTTGCTGCTGATGCGCTCCCATAGGTTGCCCTTGTGGCGGTGCTTGATGGCCTGCAGGTTGTGCTTGTGGTGCGTAGCCTTGGTTATTCTGCTGACCGTTTCCCGAATCACGACTGTCTAGCATTTGCATTTCGCTAGCCACAATCTCAGTCGTGTATCGATCTTGTCCGCTTTGGTCTTGCCATTTGCGGGTAGTGAACTTACCTTCAATATAAACCTTGGAACCCTTTTTTAAATAATCGCCAATTATTTCAGCAAGCCGACCAAAAGCGGAAATATTAACCCACTCAGTTTTTTCTACTATTTGTCCGGTCTGCTTATCTTTGTAGTCATCACCGCAAGCTATCGAAAATGATGCGCAAGCTTTACCGCTTTGTGTGTATCTTATTTCGGGGTCTTTACCTAACCGGCCTATACCCATCCATTTATTTAAGTCTTTACTCATTTATTAACACCTTATCTGTTTTTCACATTCATCTATAAGCCGCTTAAATTCATCTAGGCGACTATCTATCATTTTGAATTCGTCCTGTACTTCTGTTTTGTTTATCCTCTTTATAAAAAGCTGTTTATCTTCTGGGTAGGATGAGCAAAAGTTAATAAAATCTATCCATTCTCTACCCGTGAATTTGAGATTACCTATACACTGCCATTTGTGCTCGCTTGGCAATACACCCTTTTTAACTCTGTTAAAATGAACAGATGGAATAGAGCTTTTTATCTCACCTAAGCCGCAATCGCCAGCGTTAAAATCAGGTGAGCATCCTATCCAATCGTTACAATAAAACCCCCCGTTTTGAGTGTCTGTAAAGGTAAGCTGTTCATATAAGCGCCTAGCTATTGGCTCCTCTTCGTGGCCTCGCTCCGTATGCTGATTTGAAAAACCGCTAGGTATAGGCTTGCCTGTAATTCGCTCTATTGCGATGTCTATAGCATACTTCTTTGCAGGTTCGCCAAAGGGCTTGCCATAGTTGGCCATGACGACACCTAGCTTTGAACTCGTAAGCCTTCCAGCTCTGAGTTCAAGCCATTCATCTGTGTTTTGATCAATATCAATAAACTTAAGCATTTGCTTGTTGTGCTATTAGCTGTTGGTTTTGTGGGCTTATTGATACGTGTTTCAGTACAGCCTTTAAATTGCCATCGCGTTTAAATGCCTCCACTGCGTTATTCCATTGTGGTGAGTTTTGAAGCAGCTCGGCTTTAGGTTGTGGTTGTCGAGGCGATACACGAACCCCTCCGACCGTCTCTCCCTTCATTCTTACGCTGGGATCAATATACAACTCTAAAGTGATACCGGCCCAATCCTCTAGAAACGAGCTTTTAGCGAAACCTTTGATTATTGCGCCGTAAGTAGCATTCACCACCCACGGTTTAACCTTCTTACCGTTTAATGGCTCAAAATAAACAACGTTATGATCACCTTTGCGACCGGCAACCATAACCCCGCGCTCTTGCTTTGCTTGCTTAATGGTAAAAACAAGCGGTATTTGGGACTCTATATAATCCTCTAGATCTGCCTGCCCTAAATGGTCTGACTTATAAACCTGTCTGTAATGCGTTTTATTCACAACAAGACCCCCGCAAGAACACAAAATAAAATCAAAGGATAAATCAATAAAAACGCTGATTTATTTAGCATGTAGCCCCCTAATAAAATCCTCTACTTTGGCTAGATCGTGATCATCAAGCGATCCGACAGGAAAGCAGTTACCGCATTGCACGTTAGGATCGCAATCTATACCAGTGCTTTTAGTAGTTTTTATCTTCAAACCCTCAAGATCGCAAATATCAAAATATTCATATTCTTGCATGTATTTTGGCTCAAACATTTTCTAAAATCCCCATTGTTATAATTGAAAGTAATATTAAAAAAGCCCACATATTGGGGCTTATTCGTGCGTGATATCGAAAAGCATTTCCGCTTCTATTTGGGCGTCGAAAGCTTGCACAAGTCGTTGTGATGCGTCGAAATACTTCTTTGAGGTTGGCGCACAGTCGCATGATTTCATAACCTTATATAAGTTTAAAAAAGCCACAAAAACCTCATCCGTAACAAGAGCGTCCAGCATTTCCATTTTTGCTTTTGGGTTGCGATCTTTACCGCTTAAAAAGTTATCAATTAACTCATTAGCACGGCGTTTAGCTTCAGCCATCATTTCCTCTTCTGAAGGCTTTTCTATTGGAAAAGTAGCATAAGGATTGCTAAGCGGATTGCCGCCTGTTTCTAGCTCGATTCCTGCTGTTCTATTGCGTAGTGTTCTGCCTGTCATTTCTCGTCTCCCGTTGTTGATATTGGTAATACTAGCCTAGTGTCAGATGAAACACAAGCCTTGTGTTATTTTTATTTATGTGTATACTGAAAATATCTCAGGAGGAAACTATGAAAAAGATAAATCGAGAAAGCATGAGAATACGCCTTAAACAGTATATAGATGGTAATTTTAAGAGCGTTAAGGAGTATTGTGATAAGTACGGATTCCACCCGCAGGGCGTACACAGGGTTTTAAGGGGTGAAAGACCAGTCACTCAAACTTATGCGGCTACTATTCAGGATGGCTATATATACACTCGAGAAGATGAAACATTAATAAAATTTAAGGTTTGTAAAGATGAAAAATCAAGCAGAGCAAAAAAACCATAAGGCTGAAAAAATGGGTTGGCGTGTTTTTAACGTTGTGTGTTTTTTATTAGGTATATATTTGGGGTTAAAAGTAGATGTTGTCGGATAAATCACCAATGAGGGCTTACTACGATGAGCAACGAACAGCAACACAGCGAAGCGCAACGAAAACTAGACATTATCATATGCCAACCAAGACAGTCCTTGCGCCCGTTTCAGCTCATTTTTACACCATTTGCGGACAAAAAAAGCGATGAGTACAACGAGTTACAGTTTGATTTTATTTTAGATGATTACGTTATAAGAGGTAAATAATGAATAGTTACGAAGAAAAAAAAATAGTTATATATGCAAACCCTGAAGAGTTGAGAAATCTCGCTGATGAGATGGAGGATCGATGGCCGAAGCTAAAGCCAGGCCAGCCGACATTTATCAAGTTTCTAGTTAATAAAGATGGGTTAAAGGTTTGCCTTCATCTTGACCAGCAATATTTTCATAAAATGGATAAAGACCGTGAAAGTCACAAATAAAGATATTGCGCCAATCGTGACTAATCCATGTATAAATGTGTGCAACGGTCCACTGACTAGCTCGGAGGATGGCGTTTGTACTGGCTGCTACCGAACAATAGCAGAGTGCGAAGAGTGGCCTAGGGCTAGCGACTGGCGAAGGTTGCAAATATTAGACAATTGCGAAGAGCGCCGCCAAGCATTAGGAAATGCCGAACAACTTAAAGGTTTATAACATAGGGGGATTTATGGCGAGTTTAGAAGAGCTTTTTGTTGAGGCTGAAAAGTACGGGGTTGTAACTTTATTTGGTGATGACGATGGCCCAGGCCTTTATAACTGTAAGATAGTATTCAATACAATTTCGCATGTAAAGCTTGAAGCTAAAAGCGATTGGGGATTATCTGTTAATGATGCTTTAACCCAAGCGATAAGAAAAGCTATACAGATAGTTGATAGCGTTGGCGGCGAGTTAAATAAGGTCGATACAAGCAACTCTATCCTTCTGTTAGGTAGAGATAAGACATAAGAGGATAATAGTTGTGGAGTATACAATATCTGGATGGGGGGCGGCTTTATGTGTTTCATCCCTCTTAACTGTTGGATTTGTTTTAGGGATGATTTTTGAGGCTTGCAACAGAATAGAGTAAGACCATTTTACCCAAGCGGTAAAGATGGTGTATGAGGTTAACTTAAATAGAGGATAAGGCATAAAAAACCCGCTAGACATTTCTGAATAATCAGCCCTACGGGGCTTTTTTTATATTTATTGCATTTAATGTAAAATAACGCTTTACAAGTTAGCATTATTGGCTCATAATGTTTTACATCAACTAAGCAAACAACGGGAAACAACAAAATGATTACTTCAGAAATTGACCAACTTAAAAAAGATTTAGAACTAGCTAATCAGAAACGCGCTAACCTCAAGGTTTTAATTGAAGAGCAGGAAAAAGAAGCTTTAGCTAGCCAGAAACAAGGCCCAACCAATCGCAACTACACATACAGGGGGAGCCGCCTATAATGGCTGCTTTCGGCTGGGGGGTTGACGGGTATGGAAGATTCCACGCGCACAAGCGAGGAAGTCTTAATATTATTTTTTGCGGGCTTCCTGGTGTGTCTGGTTGGGAGCTTGCAGTAATTCTTGAAGATCAGGATAAAGAAAATGACACTTAAACAATACATAGAAGCGCGCGGAATCAATCAAAACAAGCTAGCTATAGAATTAGGTATGTCCAGGCAGTTAATAGGCCACAAGATCAAACATGGCTATTTAGTGGGGGATTTAGACGGGGTTATGATTATGTATAACCCTAGTGAGATTAGAGAGCTAAAACGACTTGAAAAATAGATAAAACAAGGTAGTATTAGAGGTAAGCCGGTTCACACCCGGTACAGATAAGAATCAAATGTAAGAAATCTATATCCGGCCCGGCTTAGGGTAATTATAGCGTAACACCTCATTTCATTTCAAATCTGTATCGTGAATCGGCTCAACTATCCGGTAATTCCGTATAGTTCGTCGTTAGATCGACTGTAGTTCGACGTAAACCAACTTCTGCGGCCTTCTCAGGCGTTAAAACGAGAAACTAACCCGTAAGTTCAAGAGCTAACCAAACACCCTCAAGGAATAGCAGCAATTAGGCTAGAAGGGTGACAGCGAAAGTAGGTAAAAGGGATTACGGACTTCACTTGTCCGCCTGACTGCATTGGGAGAGACTATCTCGTAAAGCTATGAGTATCAGAAGAGCTAAGAAGGCACTATCTGGTACCTACCATAGTAGGGAGAAGTGGAAAGTTGTGCACGATTAAAAAATATACAGAGGATAACATGGGATATTACACAAAGCATAATCTAGAGATTAAGAAAGGTTGTACCGGACTTATTAGCGAATTAAGAGAGTGGTGCGAAGATGCAAGGGACTCTTTTGATGATGATGGGAAATGTGAGGAAGAGACTAAATGGTATAGCCATAGAGAGGATTTAATCTCGTTTTCTAAAAACCATCCAGAGGCAATATTTTTACTATGCGGCCAGGGCGAGGAATCCGGCGATATTTGGAGGGAATATTATAAGGGCGGAAGGATACAGGTGTGTAGAGCGGTTATATCGTTTGATGATTTTGACGAGAGTAGGCTTAAAAATGGTTAGAAAAGAATACTGGGATAACGCAAAAGGCTTGATTGATTGGTGTACAGAGGATGAATTGAAGGTATTGAGCCAGCAGGCCGCCAAAGCTCTAGATAAGCGAATGAATCACTATTTAGGCAAGTTTGACGAAGAGGAGCATAAACGACACGTAAACAACCAGCGTCTTGCAAAACGCAACGCTAAACGAAAGCAAAACAAAGCCCAATAGCGGGGTAGTTACGTCTTAAATAAACGAGAGGAAAGAAGATAGTGAAGAAAAAATATTTTATTAGTTTTGATTATTCGGGTAGAGGTTTTAACAAGTTCATGTTTTTTATTTTTGAAATGGATTTAGAAAATCAAAGTTTAGTAGATGTATGCCGTCAAAGGATTAATAAAGAAGATGGTGAGGCTATGGCTATAGAGGCTCAGATAAAGGTTTTGGCATTTAACAACGTCGAATAAACAGAGAGGAATAAGTAATGAGAGCAATAGCTTTAATCGTTTTATTGGTTTTTATGGCTGGATGCGTGCATAAGGAAGAATCTCACACAGAGCCGGAAGAGGTAAGGATTAAATGTATCAACGGTGTTGAATATTACATTTTTAGAGAGGCAGTTTTAAATCGTGGCTATGGTTATATGGCGGTAAAGTACACAAGGGAAGGGAATATTAGTTTTTGCGAATAAAGGTATAAACAAGGGTAAATAATACTATTAATTATTAATGGATCTTTTAATAAATTAACTTGCATCTATTGTTTGGATAACCTATTATTTAGATACACCTTAACAATGAGATGAAAAATGAAGACACAAGTTATTATGAAGCGCGAAATAATGGGTATGGAGGTTCGCCAAAATCATAAAACCAAGATGTTTAATGCTAACGACCTACACAAGATAGGCAATAAGCACAGAGAGGTTTTAGGGTTGGGGCCAAAGCAGCTTGCACAGTATTTCGCATTAGACAGCACTGAAGAGCTTATAAGGGAGGTTTGTTTAACTGAGGTTCTAAAGCTTGAGGACGTTAAAAAATCCTCTAGGGGTAGTAACGGGGGAACATGGGTAAACCCTATTATATTTGTGGATCTTGCTATGTGGTACTCGCCAAAATTAAGAGTTCACATTATTAAATGGGTTCTTGATGGGTTGATGGAATTAAGGGATGAAAGCGGTGATTCCTTTAAAGCTATGAATAAAACACTTTCTAAAAACTTCCCCGATGAGTTTTCAAGCCCTCTATCTTTTATCAAGGTTGCCAAGGGTATAGCGGCGGCTTGCAAGGTGGGAGAAGGTCCTGATAAGTGGCAAAAGGCGACAAAAGAGCAATTAAGCTTAAGGGATGCCATTCAAAAAAACATAGAGATTATAGCGGACTTATGCCCAAATTCAGGCGAGTGTTTGAATAAGGCAATTGAGAAAGCTAGGTTTAGCACACAGTAAAGAAAGGGGGTGATAAGTGAGAGATATAAAATTCAGGGCTTGGGATTCCGCTATTCATGAGCTTTACAAGGTAAGAGCTTTGACGTGGGATAGATCGATCAACTTAGCGCCAGGCCAAGACGCAATAATGCAATATACGGGCCTTAAGGATAAAAACGGCGTAGAGATCTATGAGGGCGATATTGTAATTAAGGATGGCGAGCCTAGAGAGGTTATTTTTTCAGAAAAGGCCGCTAAGTTTTGTGTGAGAAAGCCTAGCAAGCAATGGCATGGTGTCGTAAATAAGGTTTATTCACTTATTGGGTGCGAGGTAATCGGCAATATATACGAAAACCCAGAGCTATTGGAGGATAAAGAATAATGGTAACTAGGTTCAGCCCAGGTGTTAAATACTCTACAGAAATGGGCGTTTATTCGCCTAGTATGAACGTTAGATCAGGAGGGAATTACACCCTATACGACGACTACGCCAAGCTAGAAGCAGAGAATAAGGATTTAAGGGCTTACGCAAATAATATAATTAAATGCCTTAATGAGTATGAAGATTCGCAAACAAGCGAAGAGTACAAGCAAACATTGGATGATTTTCATCATGGTGTTTTTCTTTTATCTGAAGGGATAGCTAAGCTATAATAACCAATGCGGCTAGATGGGAGTAGCTACCCATTGAAAAAGGCTTCCTTTAGTGCCTCGCCGCAAAAACTAAACTAAAGGCTAAAAACTAAAGGGCAAAAAATGCACTACTATCAGTTTAATATTGCTGATTATCGCAAAGATACGCAGCACCTGTCACTTCTTGAGCATGCTATTTATCGCTCACTTTTAGATACTTATTACCTTGAAGAATCTCCATTATGCAAGGATGATGCGAAGCTTATGCGAACGCATAGCATACGCACTTCTGAAGAAAAAGAAGCCTTTAAAAACGTTATATCAGACTTTTTTACTTTTGAAGATGACGGTTATCATCACAAAAAATGCGATGAAGAATTAAACAAAATATACGAAAAATCAGAAAAAGCTCGATTATCGGCTAAAAAACGATGGGAAAAGAAAGCGAACGCAATGCGAACGCATAGCGAAGGCAGTGCGAACGGTATGCTACCTAATACCCAAGACCCAATACCTAATACCCAAGAACCTAAAAAGAATAAAGCTAAGCGCTTTACTCCGCCAACGGTTGACGAGGTTGCTGCTTACTGCCGCCAAAGAAACAACGGTATTGATCCTCAAAAATTCGTCGATCATTACAAAACCAACGATTGGAAGCGAGGCAATACAAAAATTAAAGACTGGCAAGCATGCGTTAGGACTTGGGAGAAAAGGTCAAACACTGAGCAACCTAGGCAGCGTCCAATGCTTTCAGACATCATGAAGGAGCAGCGCAATGGAATATAAAGAAACAGAGCAGAGCGTTATCAGTGGTCAGATGATCATAGGCGTATTGCTTAAAAATCCATCAAAGATAACGGAATGCAATCTTACGCCGCTAATGTTCTGGAATCAGACTGACGGCCTGATTTTTGGCGTTATGCTTGAAATGAACTCAGCTAATCAGCCAATTGATGTTATCACCGTAACGGAAAAGCTTTTAGAGAAAACCGGTAAAGACTACCTACAGACCTTGATGGCTTACGCTACGAGTGGTGGAGGAACAGAGAAAAATATTAAGGCTTACTGCGAGATAATCACAGAGGCGCACAGAAAGACCCAGGCTAGAGAAATAGCAAACCTATTGATAGAGTCATTAAACGAACCAAACGCCGTAGAGATCGCCATACAAGCCCTTATGGGGCTAACTAGTGAAAACCGTAATTATGAATATGATATTAATTCTGCTTGTAAGATAGCCCTTACAGCAATTAACGAACGGGTTGAGAATAAGGATAAGCTGCCAGGCGTTAACACTGGATTAGGAAAGTTAAACGATTCTTTAGGCGGCTTTCACAACACTGATTTAGTTGTGATAGGCGCTAGGCCAGCAATGGGTAAAACGGCGCTTATACTTAATATGATTATTCGTGCCAATGCCAAATGCGGATTTATAAGTGCTGAGCAAGGAGTTTCACAGATTGTGCAGCGATGTATGGCTATTGCTGGTGGTGTTAACTCTTCAAACATGAGGACTGGACACCTAACAGAGGATGATTGGAATTTTTTGCAGGCTGGAGCAACAAAAATTAAATCTCATCCTGGTTGCTGGTTTTACGATAAGAGCGCGCCCACTATCGAAGAGGTTGAAAGCATCGCCAGGCGGTGGAAGTACGAATACGATATAGACGCTTTTTATATTGATTACCTTCAAAGGCTCTCAGTTGCGCCAGGAAAGACAAAAACGGAATCAGTAAGCGAGAATACCAGAAGGCTAAAAGACCTTGCTAGAGAGCTTGAGATACCTGTTATCGTACTAGCTCAGGTTAAGCGTGATGTGGAAAACCGCAATGATAAACGGCCCAATATGGGGGATATTTCAGATTCTTCTGAAGTGGAAAAAGAGGCTGACGTTGTGATGATGATGTATAGGGATGAATACTACAACCCTGACACCATGAGCGCTGGGATTATCGAATTGAACATAGAGAAGAACCGACACGGCCCGACGGGCTGCGTTCCAACCAAGTGGAGCAGTCAGATAATGAGAATTTCAGACCTCACGGAGTATACAGATGGATACCACTAGTTTATTTGAGTTATGGAAATTGGCAGTTAAATCAAACAATTGGCCTATGGCTTGTTATATCGCTAGTGAATACGACCGTTTTAAGGTTGCAGAACATTATTTAGATAGAATTTATACAATGCTTGATAACTAAATATTATTTGCAAACATGAAAAAACTTATCTAGTATTGAATTGTGACCTGATCACAGCACTGTGCAAAAGTGCAAACAATTACAGCGGTTAAGAGTTTTCTGTTGTTCGACTCTGTACCGTATCTTAAACCACCTTGGTTCCCGTTGTAGCGGTATTGCACCAGGGTCGAACACCAGAGAGCTTTTATTATGAAATTTGAAGACACAAAACCCCAATTGATCGAAGCGTGGGCTATTGCCTGCATTAAAGCTAAGCTTAAAAAGGAGGGTAAGTAAATGGAGCGATTAAAAGCGTTTTTATTTATCGTATGCACCCCATTAATTGGACAGCATTACGTTGTGTGGTGCTTTAAGGGTAACTTTATTCCCGATGATGAATATGGTTTTAGTGCTGTTATTGCGGTTGGCTGCATTATTTTTATGTCTGCAATATATAGGGAGGCCAAATAAATG